GATCCAATGACTGGGTACGGCATGCACATCATTTATAAAACTTCTGCTTGAAAACATAGTGAAAAGAAAAAAGGGGAGAGCTGTGACACTCTCCCCAGTTATTCATATGGGTAGGAATTAAGGCAACTGAAGGTCACCTAAACCACCGGTAGGGGCTGAGCCCAAACCACCAAGTGGGTCTTGTCCGCCAAAGCCGGATACGCTTTCAGCTGAGCTTTCTGCACCTGCGCGGGCCTTGTCAAGCAACACGTGCTTGTCACGGTCAAACGCAAGTAAGTTCAACGGCTGACGGTCATCGTTCTCAAGTGCTGAGAATGGGAACGCTTTGCCTTCGTTCTTTGGGAAGAACATGCGGTAGTTAGGCTTGTCATAGCCTTCCTGGAAATACTCCTGGCCACCAAGGGTGAAGTAACCCCACAACTCAGGGTCAGTAAGATACTTACCCACTGCCTTTACATAGTCCTCGATAGTCTCTGCCTGCACGCCATCAGCGTTCATGCGGTCAAGCACGCCCATTTGTTTAGCCAGATTGTTCATCCAACGGAAGATCTGCTCGTCGCGCTGAATGGTCTTACCCTGGTACTCATAGGTTGAGAAAGGGTAGCGGCCTGAACGCACATTGGCGATCTGTCCACGGTAGTTACCCAGGCTTGGGTTATGCTTATCAATGGCTACGCCCTGGAAATCGTCACCACGGTCGGTGCCTTCCAGTAAAACATTGATGCTGTAAGCTTCAGGATCATAAGGTGGGGTGTCCAACTTGATCTCTGCAATTCTACAGTAGTGAGTACCTGGTGTTAAAATTTTAGGTACTGATGAACCCGCATTGGTGTTGAAGGATGATGATTTAAACATACTGATTTGTGATTATTCTTTAATGAAAACTTTACTCCAGTCAACTGATATGTTGCCGTCTTTGTCAATTTTAGAAATTTCTATTTCCTGGTTACGCAGGTGCTCAGGACGGGCACCGCAGTTTACTTCGTCAGTGGTCTTGAAACTCAAGATTGTTTTGTCACCTTTGCGGTACAGATAACCAATGGCATCTGAGTGTGCAGCGGTGATGCTTTTGATGCGGCCGGTCAGCTGCAGGTCAAGGGCGTTGAACTCTGTTCCGTTCTTCTCCAGCAAGGTGTCTTTTACGTGACCCAGCAGGATCACATGCGGGGCAAGGGTCTTGATGTAGGCAATGATCTTCTCAAATGCCTGGCGAAGATACGGGTAGCCCGCACCGTTAGGCATGTTGGTGATCGATCCATACTTGGTCTTGCCATCGGTGAACCAGTTCTTACCCATCGGGGTCTTGCTATAAAGTTCCTCTGCATACGGAATGCACATCTCCTCCAAGGCTGTGATGGTATCCACCGCCAGGTACTTGTACGGTTTACCTTGAGCCAGGATCAGTGTACCAATCTTCACAATGTCTGTAATGCTGTGTGCTTTTAACTTCACTGCATCCACATAATCAGAACCGTTCTCCAGATCCAGGATCAAACAACCATCCAGGTTAGCCAACAGGGTAGTCTTACCTACCTTGGGCTTACTGAAGATGACCATATTCTTAGGGTTCTGTGACACGGCTTTGATTTTTTTAGTAGGTAACACAAATTCTGGTGGGACCGCTGCGACAATGGTCTCTTTTTTCTCTGCTACTTTTTCTGCCATGATTTACCTTTTTCAATTAATTGGTTCAGCCATTTCTTGTTGCTTAAGGGCACGTTCTGCAGGACGCAGTACAGATCGCGAATGGTCATCTTGGTATAATGATCATCCTCCATCTCACTGAACATCTCTGTATACTTGTCTTCATTCAACAGGTCTTCCACGGTGGCGCTGAATAAATCCACGGCGGGCAGATCTGCTGAAGCAGTTGTCATCGTTTCTGGTACAAGGGCTTTGACGCTAGTCTTGTTGATCAGTTTTAGTTTGTTGACGCGGGCCACATAGGTTGGTGTGGTCAGCTTGGCACCGGAGGCAGTGGTCGTGACTTCTCTAAAGTCAGGATTGGTTCTCCAGTGTGGGTCAAAGGGCAGGTGATAAAGCACACGGAACCCTTCATGGTAGTGGCCCTGTTCCCAGTTGAACAGTTCGCAGTAAATACCATCTTCATTGCTTAGCTCGTTGGGAAAGAACCGCACGCATTCTTCGCGTGAGGATCCGCCGCTGAACTCCTTACCCATGTAACACAGCTTTGCAGAAAACTGTGGGTTAGGGGTAGGTGTTTTGTCAAACACAGATTGCCAGAACGGACGATACTCCGCGGTGATCTCTGTGATGTGTTTCTTTGCAGAATCAGCTTGAAAACTACTCATACTTGTTAATTTACTTTCTTGGTTGTTGCATAGGAGCTCTGGCTTCCACAATGGTCATCAGGGCATACTCTGCCTTGTACCATTGTATACCTGTCTCCCCAAAACGGTTCTTCAGTACGTGCATCGCCAGCAGATATTTGTCATCTGGTGTGATGATGTACTTGAGTGGACCATACAAACTCAGGTTGTACTTGGCAGGACGGTTGTAAGCGATCATAACATCTGCACATTGTAGCAGGTAGTCAGACCCGAACACGTCCGCTTCAGTGGGGTAGTTGCTAAGTGAACCGGGCTTCTGACGGTCAGGGTCATCGATCTCACGGTTCAGCTGTGTAAGCACAAGGAAGGTAATGGGCAGCGCATTCTTCATTTCTGTCATCATGGTCGCCAGGTTTTGCAGTGTCATCTGGCGATTGGTCTCTGTACCACTCTGCTTAACCAGCAGGGTGTGATCCAGGGTGACCACGAATGGCTTCTTTACTTCCTTGTAAAAGTCAATGAGTGCTTTGCGCATCTCACTTACGGTCAGGGGTGTGTCAATCACATAGTCCTGGCGGTGTCCCTGTGTGGCCACATAGTCCGTTAGTTTCTTCATGTCCGCTGCTGTGAGCGCAGGCATGTCTGCATCTCCTGCGCTTTGCAGGTAACGGATGTTCATGCGGTTGGCACTGGAGAGTTCTCTTAAAGCCAGGTTACGGCCCAGCATTTCAAACTGAAAGTGCAGGACGGCAAAGTCCTGGTCTTTGTTGATGCGTTGCAGTTCACGGGTCAGCGAGGCTGCGATCAGTGTCTTACCTACGCCGGGTCTTGCTGCCAGTACATACAGTGATTGCCACTCAATTCCGTTCAGCCCTATGCTGTTGAAACCTTCCCATTGTGTTCTGAGTGATTTAACCTCACCCTTGGCACGGGAAGAAATATAGTCAAGGCCCTGTTGCATGATGTCTGTATACCTCTTCCAGGGCGAACGAGAGGCGACAGGTTTAGTGGAGCCAGTAATACTGGCCGGTGCTTCAAACATAAATGTGGGACGGAAAAGAGGTTGCTAAAATAATCATTTTGTAGAGCAAAGGCAAGTAAGCTCTACAGAAAAAACGTCATTGTTCATAACTTTTACCACACCACTGGTGAATCGTTCAACAGATTGTTGACTTCGTTAAAAACGTTGTTACATTCCCACTTGTGTTGTTTTTGATAAGCGGCAGATGCAGGATGTGAACAGGTCAGTATCTGATGGTGGTCATCAACCATCTCAGCCAGTGCCTGAGCTTGTTTACCCATGAAAACCCAGATCAACGGACGGTCGCTTTTGCTGAGCATGTCTATCAGATATGCGATGAACGGTTGCCAGATGTCAAAATGTTTACCTATCTTGCCTACTTCTGTTGTCAATGCCGTATTAAGCATGAGTACACCTTGGTTGGACCAGCGTACTAAAGATGGGTCCGCAAGTTTTACGTCTTGTTTACCGTCATATACAGTGTCATTTACCGCATGGAGTATATAGCGCAGCGAAGCTTCCTGTTTGAATGTGTTACCACAGGAAAAAGCTATACCATCTGCCACACCTAACTGGGGATAAGGATCTTGTCCTACAATAATAACACGCAATTTGTCAAAGGGACATTCCTGGAATGCCCTGAACACTTGTTTAAGGGGTGGCGTGAAACGTTTGTCTTCACCTACCGCTTTGGCCAGTGTGACCAGGATATTCTTGAAGTCTTCAGATACCAGGAATCCTTTAAGCACACTGTGCCAGCCGGAGTCCTTCAGCATCTCAGACATTTTAGAGACCACCTCATCATGATTGATGTTAGGTGTTTGTGATACTGACGTCATAATTTTAATGTTAGATTGAACTGACTTTCGCATTACATTTGTAAACAATTTTATAGAGCTAAACACATGGAGAAACAAAATCCAAACCCTATGCTGGAGATCATCGTACCTACCGCAGTGGTAGATATTAAGATGAGCTCTGGTTACTACAAGCGCATTCAAGATCTTGTAGGTCACATCGTTGCCGGCAAAAGTTCAGAGGAACTTAAGAGCGCCAACGATCAAATCAGAAATCAGCAGTTCAATGACCCCTGGGTGGAGCACTATGAAACAGTACTGATTCTTTGCAGGGAGTTTGAAGACCGTTGCAAGGAAGGTGGTTTCACCAAACAGGTCACCCCTGAGGAATTTGCTGAGATGATGGGTGAGGGTTAATCCAGGTAGTAACCTACCAGGTGTCCCAGCTGCACACACATTTCAATCGCTGTTGACAATTCATCTTTAGAGCACTGGGCAAAACTTTTCAGTTCTGTCTGGTGCTCTTCTGTTCCTGTCACTACGTATAGTCCTGCCTTGCGCTTGACCTCATCCTTGATGTCATCAAAGTCATTGCCGGTGAATGATGCAATCTCGCGTATCATGGCATGTATCTTTGCCAGCTGACCCACGGTCTTGTTTTCTCCATCAGTTTTTGTCAAATAAACTTCAATGGTATCGCCTTCTGCGATAGCCATGTTGAACAGTTTGAGGGTACCCGCATCACGTTCTGAAGCGGGTACCAACTGTCCTTCTTTTTTGATGTAACATACT